TTCTTTCAGATTTCTCTCTAGGTGCAAATATCTAGGTAGCTCTCAGTGGCCACACAAGCCCACACAGGCTGTTTGTAGGGACTTTTTGTGTTCTGGGTCATCTCGGTTGCTGTGCGTTCAACGTGGGGCAAAACAGTTTTTGGGAAAACCTGAGAAGCAATCTATTGGGCCAGATAACGCATTTGGCGAAACAATAATGAACCCAGAATGGGTGTGGAATTGTGGCTGCTTCTTTCATTGATGATGTGAACAGTGGTGATGAACGCAGGGCTTTGGAAGCGTTGCGTGGGCATCTGGCTGACACACTTCTGGTTGCACCACCACAGGCTGTTGCACCTTTGGCTGCCAGGTTGCAGATGGTTTTGGCCAAGCTGACAGCACTTGATACTGGTGTGGAAGGATCGAAGATTGATGAGCTTGCAGCAGCACGAGTTGCTAGGCGTGCAGGTGCCACAGATTCTGCATCTGCCAGCAGGCGTTCACAGCCACGACGCGGCAAGGGAAGCAATCGAACTGGCTGAAAGTGTTGGCATGCTGCTGGATGAATCGCAGCAGTTCACTTTGAAACATGCTTTGGCTGAGCGTGATGATTTCACTTGGTCTGCGTTTGAAGTTTGTGATGTGCAGCCAAGGCAGAATGGTAAAGGTGAAACAATCCAAGCCAGGGAGCTGGCTGGCCTGTTCATCTTTGGGGAGCAGCTGATCATTCACACTGCTCACGAGCTGCCAACAGCGATGGAAGCGTTTAGGCGTATGTGCAGTCTGATTGATTCAAGCAAAGAGTTGTCATCCAAGGTTGCGCAGATACGTTTGGGCAATGGTGATCAGACTATTGAACTGAAGTCTGGTGCAAGGTTGAAGTACAAGGCGCGCACTGGTGGTTCTGGTCGTGGGTTTGCTGGTGCAAGCCTGATTGTTTTTGACGAGGCTTACAATCTGCAGGCTGAACACCTTGCAGCTTTGATGCCCACACTTTCAACGCACCCAAACCCACAGGTTTGGTATGCATCATCTGCAGGTCTTAGCACTTCTAGTGCATTGTGGAAGATCCGTAGGCGTGCCCTTGGTGGTGACGCTGGGCGCCTTGCCTACATGGAGCACACTGCTGAGCAGGTTGCTTTGGATGAGAAGGGCAACTGCATCAGCCAGCGCTTGGATGTGAATGATCTCAACCTGGTTGCGTTGGCTAACCCTGCTTATGGCACACGCATCAGACCAGACTTTGTTGAGGCTGAACATGATGCTATGGGTGATGACAAGTTTGCTCGTGAGCGTCTTGGTGTGTGGGACTCTGAACCTGATGCGTTGCGTTATAAGGATGTGAAAATCCCTGATTTCAAATGGGCACAAACCCTGACCAGCACACCACCAGAGTTGGGTGAAGGTGAAATCACAATCAGTTTTGATGTGACGTTTGGCAACCAGTTTGCTTCTATTGCTATTGCTGCTGGTTCGATTGCTGCACCTTATGTTGAAGTGATTGAACATCGTGAAGGTTTGGGCTGGTTACCTGCAAGGCTGGTGGCTTTGGTGGAGCGGTGGAAACCAACTGCTGTTGGTTGCAATGGTGCTGGGCCTGCTGGCGCTGCTGTTGGTCCAGTGCTCGCAGCGTTCAGGGATGCGGGGATCAGCGCAGATTTGTTGCACCAGGTGAACATGCCTGATTACAAGCAGGCGTGTGGTGGGTTCTTTTCTGATGTGATTGAAGGCAGGCTTTCAAGGCCAGCTAACCAGGGGCCGTTGGATGTTGCTGCAGGTGATGCTGCTGAACGCCAGCTGGGTGACGCGTGGGTTTGGGATCTGCGATCTTCTGTTGTGCCTATCTCACCACTGGTTGCTGTGACCATTGCACGTTGTTTGTTACCTGTTGGTGCTGTTGCAGTGCCACAGGTTTTTGCTTACTAAGAAAGGGCGGTGCCAATGTTCAAAGATACCCTTGCCACCGTTTTGGAGATCGCTGGAATCATGGCTGTTGTAGCTGCAGTGTTTCTATTTTCACCAGTGCTTGCCCTTGGGGTTGCTGGTGTTGCCATGTTCATCGTGGGCTTTCTGATTGACGGTGCCTGAAATGGGTTTGTTCAAACGTGAGCAGCGTGCAATCACACCAGATTCCATCCTTGCTGCAGTGAATCAGATGCGTATGAAGTCTGGGGCGCCCATCGTTGACGCCAATTCTGCAATGCGTTTGGCTGCTGTCTGGGCTTGTGTTCGACTCCTAGCAGGCGTGGGTTCCACACTGCCACTTGACCAGTACCGTGATGGGCCTGGTGGTCGCACACAACTTCCATCAAGTTCTCTGTTCAGGGCACCTGCACCTGGTGTGGCAATCACCACATGGCTCTATCAGGTCTGGTCATCACTCCTTCTTGATGGCAATGCCTATGGCCTTGTCACTGAAACTGGTGCCAACGGGTTTCCTGTGACTGTTGAAATCTTGGACCCTGCCACAGTCCAGTGGCGGCATGTTGATGGCGAGTGGACCACACAGATTAACGAGAAGCGGATTAACCGCTGGCCCAATGGGCCTTTGTGGCATGTGCCTTTCTTTGTTTTCCCTGGCATGCCCATGGGACAAAGCCCGATTAGCAGCGCAAAGCAGGCCATTGGTGCAGGCATCAGCGCTGAACAGTTTGGCGCCCAGTTCTTCCAAAGTGGTGGCAACCCCAACGCCATCATCTACTCAGACAGTGAGCTGACACCAGAGCAGGCGCAAGGCATCAAGGGTGCTTTCAATAACGCTACCCAAGGCAATCGTGAACCAGCGATCATGGGCAGTGGCCTGAAGTATGAGCGTGTGCAGATCAGTCCTGATGAGTCACAGTTCTTGGATTCTCAGCGGTTCACTGTTGAACAGATCGCACGCATCTATGGGATACCACCTGAACTGATTGGTGCAGCTGCTAGTGGCAGTTCAGTCACTTACGCAAACAGGGAACAGCGCGCAGCTGATTGGTTGTCGTTTGGTCTGATGCCATATCTGATCCCGATTGAAGAAGCACTATCAACGCTGGTGCCAAGGGCGCAGCGTGTGAAGTTCAACGTTGATGGGCTGTTGCGCTCCGATCTAAGCACACGTTATGCAGCACATTCTGTGGGTATCAGTGCAGGGTTCTTGACTGTTGATGAAGCACGAGCGTATGAGGATTTGCCACCGCTCACTGCAGAGGATCAGCCTTTGCCTGTTGACCAGGTGATTGCCTGATGCCTTGGCATGTGGTGGAAGAAGATGCGGGCTGTTCTGTTTCTGAACCGTGGGGTGTTCGCAAAGATGATGACAATTCATTAGCAGGCTGCCATGGCAGCGAAGCAGAAGCAGTTGATCAGATTGCAGCGTTGTATGCATCTGAAGCTGATCGGAGTATCCGCATGGAAGATGAAACTGTTCACCCACTTAGCCCACGCCAGAAAGCACAGTATGAAAGTACTGAAGGTGTTGTTGAACTGTTTGGGCAGTTCTCACAGGGTGTTGATGCTGACGGTGCGCACTACGCAGAGGTCAGCCCATACGCTGCAGAAGGCATGGTGTGTTCTAGCTGTGTGTTCTTTGAAGGTGGGCGTGGCTGTGAAGTAGTTGCAGGTGACATTGCACCTGCTGGTATCTGCAAGCTGTGGGTGATCCCAGCAGACTTGATGGCAAACCCTGAACCAATGGTTGAGGTTGACCCTGAACCCATGGTTGAGGTTGAGCCTGAACCTGTGGTTGAGGTTGATGCACAGCCAATGGTTGAGGGTTACACACGCTCAGCTGCTGGTGTGGATGTCCCTGATCGTGAAGTGCGCAAGCTGGCAAAGCTTGAAGTGCGTGCAACACCTGATGGTGGGGCAATCCTTGAAGGCTATGCGACGGTCTACAACTACGCGTATGACCTTGGCGGTGGACCTGCTGCAGGTGGATTCACTGAAATCATTGCCAGTGGTGCTGCAGCTAAGAGTGCTGGCGAAGCAGATGTAAGACTACTGGTCAACCACGATGGCATCCCACTAGCACGCACCAAGTCTGGGACCATGACCTTGCAGTCAGATGACATTGGGCTACGGGTCACAGCACAACTGGACCCCACAAACCCAATGTCAGCTTCACTGCGTTCAGCCATGGAACGTGGTGACATGGACCAAATGAGCTTTGCTTTCAAGGTTCTGCGTGACTCGTGGGATGCACAATATGATGTGCGCACTATCCATGAAGTGAAGCTGTTTGATGTGAGCATGGTCACTTACCCTGCCAGCCCAGCAACTGTGGCAAAGATACGCAGCGAAGATGCGCAAGGTTCTGAGCAGGCCACAGGCCGTTCAGTTGAGATGGCTAAACGCCAGCTTGAAGCAATAACAGCCCGCCGATAACAAGCCGCATCACATGCCGCCACTGGCACATGTGTTGCACTTGAAGTCACCAGCTGGTCCCAATTCCTAAACAAGAAAGGTTCCAAATATGTTGGAGCAGATCCGCAGTTTGATTTCTGCAGCTCTTGATGAACGTGAAGTTTCTGAAGAAGCTGTACAAGCAATTCTCAATCTGGCAGAGGCTGAAGGCCGCGGCGAGATGAGCGCAGAAGAAACCGAAAAGTTTGACGCAGCACGCGCAGAACTTCGCGAGATTGACGACAAGATCACAGCCCTTCAGGCGCGTGAATCTGATCTTGTTGATCTTGCATCCCGATCCGAGAAGGCTGCAGAAGCCAGAAAAGAAGTGATCCCAATGAATATCAAAGTTGTTTCAGAAGAGCAGACCTACCGTCAAGATGGTGAGCACAACTTCCTTGCGGATGCTGTTGCAGCCAGGTTCAACAATGATGCTGCTGCTGCTGATCGTCTTGCACGCAGCCGTGATGAAAGCCTTATCAATTACCGCAGCACGAC